GGCCATCTACGCGCCGAACGCCAGCTGATACCTCTTCATCTCCGGCGGGCCGGGGGCGGAAGCCCCCTGCCCGCTTTATGTCGGTACCTCTCAGCACAATCAAGTCGGCGCTCAAGATCGACTACGCCGACGACGACGCCGACCTCATCCGTCTACGGGAGGCGGCCGTCGCTTTCGTCGAGCGGCGCACGGGCCTCCGGCTCGCGCCGACGGCGTGCACGCTCTACCTCAACGCATGGCGCGACTCGGTTCTCCCCGAGGTCCCATTCGTTTCCCTCACGTCGGTCGCGTACGTCGACGGCGCCCAGGCATCCCAGACGCTCGCCGCCGGCGACTACTGGCTCGACCGGTCGGACGGCCCGATGCCCGTGCTGCGGTTCCTCGAGGGGCCCGATCTCGCCGAGGGCACCGCGGTGACCGTCACCTACACGGCCGGATACTCGGTGATACCGACCGACCTCACGCATTGCGTGATCGCGATCGTCGGCGCCTGGTACAACAACCCCGAGGCGTTCCAACCGATCGGCCTCTCGGTCGTCCCGATGTCCGTCGAGGCGATCCTCGACATGGCCTCCGTCCGGACGGTGCTCCGGTGATCTCGGGCGGGCGCCTCCGGTGGACCGCTACGCGCATGGCCGCGTCGTCGACCCGCGACGGGCTCGGCATGCGCGCAGACGCGTGGACGGCCTCGGGGACGTTCCGCGCCGACCTCCGCGATTCCCAGGGCTCCGAGCTCGCCTACGCCGACGGCGTCGCCGTGCGGCGCTCCTGCGAGGTCCGCGCCCGATGGCCGGCCGTCGTCGGCGTCGGGCTCACCGAGGTCGACCGCCTCGAGATCCGCGGGCGCACGTTCCGCGTGCAGTCGATCCAGAATCTCGACCAAGCCGACCGCGTCGCGGTGATCTCATGCGAGGAGGTCGTCTAATGGCGCTCATCGAGGAGAGCATCCGGACGATGCTCATAACGGGCTCGACGCTCTCGAGCGCCGGCGTGCCCGATTCGCGCGTGACGCACGGATACCGCCTCCAGGAGACGGACCTCCCCGCGGTGACATTCGAGGTGACCGGGACGGCGGACGCCGACACCGGCGGGCTCAACAGCTCCAACGTCCAATTCACGATCGTCGCGAGCACGACGCTCGCCGCCGGCGATCTCGTCGCGACCGTGAAGTCTCGTTTCGTGACGGGCACGTATAACTCAAATAGCGTCGACGCGATCGTCGTCCTCGACGAGACGGTGAATCCGCCGGCCGTCGGATTCGGCGACGAGCAGGAACCCGCGACCGCAACCGTAAACACCGTCATCTACTGGAGCTGAAGCATGGCAATTCGGAACACTTCAAACGCGACGATCACCATCGGCTCGGTCGTCGGCACCCAAACCGCGCTCGGCGTGATCACCGCCACCATTTCGCTTGCCAACGAGCTCGTCGACGTGACCGAGATCGGAGCGCTCGACCGCTCGTTTGTGGGCGGCGCCCGCGGCGGAACGATCTCGGGCACGCTCTTCTACGATCAGGCGAACACCGCAAAAGCGCTCCTCGAGTCGAGCACGAAGTCGGGCGCGCCGTTGTTCTTCACGATCGCGCACGGCGACGCGTCGACCGGCGGATTCACCGGCACGTTCATCGTCGAGAGTTTCGCGCCCGAATACGCCGTCGGCGACATGATCCGCGCGACATTCTCCGGCCGCATCACCGGCGAATACAGCATCACATGAGCAGCATCCGCGACATCCTCGCGCTCGCGCCCGTGCGCATCGTCGTCGACGGGCACCCGGTGCAGCTCTCGCGCCCGACGCTCGTCGACCTGGTCGAGTCGATCCAGGCGGCCGAGGCGGGCCCGACCGCGGCGCGGTGCTTCACGCTGCACCGTCACGCGCACGACGTCGACGGCGTGCCGTTGTTCGACTCTCCGGAGGCGGCGGGACGGTGCCCCGCCCACATCGCCGCGGCGCTCGTGGTCGCGATCGAGAAGCTCTACAACGAAGGGCGGGACTAGGCGGGGACGCCCGGAAGCTGCTACGGCGCGTCCTCAAAGGTCGGAATGCAGCACCCTGGGAACGTTCGATTCTCGAGCTCGTCGTCGAGCTCGACTTGCCCGACTGGTCCGCGATCCGAAGGAAACTCGATGAGCTTCACAGCGACCGCCACAGTCGACCCGAAGAGTCTCCAGGAGGTCCGGAACGCGCTCGACCAATTCGAGGTCGCGGTGCAGGACCGCATCACCAAGTCGGCTCTCCGGCGGTTCGCCAAACTCGAGATGACGGGAATCTCCCAGGCAAACGGGAAGTACCTCAACCCTAAGCACATGGCTTTCCGCGTCAAGTTCTGGCCGAAGGGCATCGCATGGCTCGGCGTCGGATACCGATACCGCCCGGGGTCGTTCGGCTCCGGCGAGATCGGCGGGCGCAAGCGCCGCGACGCGTACGATGCCGAGGGCGAGGGATGGCGATCGCATTTCGCCGAGCTCGGCTTTCATACCTGGTCGACCTCGCTCAGGCGCCCGCCGTCGGCAAAGCAGCTCGGCAAGGGATGGAAAAAGCGCCTCTACCATCGCGGCCGCGGAGCTTTCAAACGCGGCACGAAGGCCTCCGAGATCACGCATCAAGCGCTATCGCCTCGGCTCCTCCCGTACCTGAAAGCCGAGATCGAGTTTGTTCTCGCGCAACTGAAGCCGGACGGCAAGCGCAAGGCCCGCCGTAAGCCGATGGAGACGTACACCGGATGAAACTCCCCACGCTCAACGTCGACGTCGCGGTGAACACCGCCGGCATGAAGAAGCAAGTCGCCCAGGCGAACAAAGAGCTCCAGTCGATCGGCGCGAAGGGCCTCGCGTTTGCCGGCGGCCCGACGGCGAAGCTCGGCGCGCTCGGCGCCCTCGGCGGCGGCGCGGGAAGCATGGCGATCGGCGCCGGCGGAATCGCGCTCGCCGCGGCGGCCCCGTTCAAGCTCTCGAGCATGATCGTCGGGCAGTTCACGGACGCCGTGAAGGCGGGAGAGTCGGCGCTGAAGTCGTTCAAGACGGGCGCGGACATCCGCGCGAGCGGGATCAACGCGGTCCAGGCGGCGACGCTCGCCCAGGCGGCCGACCGCGCGGCGATCGAGGGATCGGCCGCGACGGGATGGGGAGCCGCGTTCACGTCGGGCTCGATGAACGAATTCGGCCAGACGGGCGGCGTGCTCGGCTTCTTCCAAGACTGGGCGGGATCGATCAACGAGAACGGCAAATGGCTCGTCGCCGCGCTCGGCGGCGTGCTCGCCGGCAAGTACGGCGACGACGTCATCGCGGGCGCCGACATCGCGACCGCGCGCTCGACCGCCGGCGCCCAGTCGTATCTGACCCAAGATCAGATCGACCGAATGGCATTTGAGAACGAAAAGAAGGCGCGGCAGCAGAGGGAGCAGAACACATGAGCCGATCCTCCGATGTCTATACGTCGTTCCGCAAGAGCGTCACGACGACGTTCGGCGAGATTTGGGACGTGCACACGATCGTCGACGTCTACCAAGTCGAGCGCATCGACGATGCTCCCATGGAGCCGAACGAAGCCGAGCTCATTCTCGCCGACGACACCGGATCCGGACCCGTGATCCCCGAGATCGGCTCGGCCTGGTTCGTGGAGGGCGGCGCCGGGACGTCGTGGATGGAGTCTGCGCTATGCCGGCGCCTTTCGTTCCGCCCGCTCGGCCGAGGCCTCGAGGTGACCGCGGAATTCTCGACCCGCTATTTCTACAACGACGCGCTGAAGGGCCTCGCGCCCGACGTCGAGGCGATGGCGAGCGCGACGACGCTCGACCCGGGACTCGTGCTCCCCGCGTCCGTCATCCCCGTCATCCGGACGCGCTCAACGCGTCTCCTGCACGACGACTACACGTCGAACCCGCCCGACACGGGCAACCGCTCCGCGGGCCATATCGGCGGCACGATCAAGAACATCGACGTCGACGTGAAACAGGTCGCGATGAAACTTCGGCTCGTCATCGACGTCGAGAGCATTTCGCTCAAAGACGTCGCCGCGATCGTCGTGCAGTATTCCGGCAAGCGTAACACCGAGGAATTCATCGGCTTCTCGACCGGCAAGATCCTCTGTGAAGGCGTGACGGTGAATCACCTGGAGCACGAGTACTACGAAGTCGTGCTCGACCTCACCGCCGACGAGTGGTTCTTCCATTCCCAGGAGGCGGCGCTCGGCACCGACGGCCGGCCGAAGATGAACGACGTGAATTTCGAGGACGTCCGGTGGGTCCGAGAGGTCCGGGGCGCGGTCGACTTCAACGACATCTTCCCGGCGGGCGACCTCGGCGAATCCCAGAAGTGGCAGTGCTACAAGGGGGTTTGGTATTAAGGGCCTCGACACCGCCTACCGGCGCGAGCGCGGCATCGACCGCGCGTCCCGCGCGCCCGACCCGAACGTGCCGCTCGTCGGCCTCTTGGTCAAGATCACCGCCGCGACGCCGATCGCGACCGCGGCCGGCGACTGGCGTTTCCGCTACGCGTTCGACTCGATCGACATCGGAGACGCGCCGAATTACGAGCCGACCGTCAAGACGTACCCGACTTCCGACTACGCGATCTCGATCTCGGAGCTCGGCAACAGCGCGACCAACGCGGCCTTCGGAGTCGACCCGTCCGGCCTGCCGACCGGGTTCGAGCCGCGATCGATCCCGATCGGGACGCCCGTTTGGGTCGTTCCGTACCGGAACACCGAGGGTACGCTCGTGTGGATCATCCTCAACACCCAGGC